TTACTCTGGTTCTTTGGTCTTGCGGCGCTGGAGTTCTTCACGTGCGACAGTGACGAGCTGCCCGATCTCCTCGGCGGCTTTGATTCCGAGTTTTTCCACCTGCGCCAGTGCATCGAGCGAAGAAACCAGGGGATTTTCTCCACTTCCTTCTGCCTGGCGCCGGGCGATCTCACCGCGTACAGCCGTAACTATAAAATTCGCTTTAGTTTCCCCTGACTGTAGGGATGCCTCAATGCCACTCACTACTTCATGTGGAAATCTGGCATTCAGTTGCTGTGACTTATTGTTAACAGAACTCCTGGACATGTTTGCACCTCCCATTAATAACGGGATGCAGTGTAATACAAAAGTGAATACCAAAAAAGACTTGAAATGGTATTCACCTAAATGTAATGTGAATACCACAAGTGCTGATACATGCAATTCAGCAATTGAAACGACGAAGCCCCGCACTGTTGGAGCAGTAACGGGGCTTCTAACCACCAACGATAACGAGAGTATCGAGGTAGCTATGAGAAATCATACCACACACCCGCAAGGGCGGGACTCGCACAACCTGAATAAATACATCTGGCGTTTTATCGCCCTGAGCACGGCACAACCGCGCGTGATTACCATTGAGGCCACCAGCGAACAGGAAGCACGCCAGCAATCTCCGGCTGGCTGCGTGATGGTATTTGCTGCCCGTATTCGTCAGGGGGTAGGCTTATGAGCCAGGAAATCACACTACAACAGGCAGCAGAACGCGCCCACCAAATCGAAGTTATTTGCGCACTGGCAGAGGATTACCCTAGCATGATGACCGACAGCGAATCAGGGGCAATCATCGGCTTACTTAAACGCCTTAGCGGTGAGGTCTGCGTATTCCTGAGCGATGAACAGGAAAGAAGAACGCTTATTTCTAACGAAAAAAATGCGGAGGGGTACATGTGCAATAAAACCACACCGGACGCAGCCGCCGCCGCGCTCACTACGCTGATGCACGCGCTTATTGATATTTCTGTTATTGCTGACAGGGCGCATAAACACGCAGCCAGAGAATCAGAATGCATCTTCCATTTAGCATTTGTGCAGCTAAAAGCCGATCAGGCACTGGATAAGGCCGGAAAAATTATCATGGCTGATGTGCAGGAGGTGCACCATGCATAATCTGTCAATTTCTGACCTTAACAGCATTCAGTTTGATGAGAAATTTACCGGGCAGTTGCTGGTCAATGTGGAGAACGGGCGCATAGTGCGTAATTATCACCTGCCGGATGGTGCAATTGCCGGAAGCGTTGAAGCATTGCTGGAACTGGCGGAACGTGCGCGACTGATTAAGCCGTCAACGAGCCATCACGATGATGATCTGCATTTTACCGGATGTATGGTGAGTCACTACGAAAACGGCGTCGAGGTATCCTGTGAACGGCTGCGTGATGATTGCTGTTTCGGCACACTGCCGGAATTTATCGAGTTGCTGACCAGTTGCGGTTATCAGGTCATTCAGGGGGGTAAACATGCGTGATGATCGTTTTAATTCCCTGAAACAGGAATTTTCCGGCGTTCCTGATGATGCGGCTGATGCGCTTTCGTCAATGCCAGAACTTATTAGAGCGGCTTTTTCTTACTTTCCACGAGAGAATATAAATCAACGGGGCTTGATGTACTGAATATCGCCGCCGATTATGCGGAATATGTGGCAGAGGCGCGTTATAGAAGAAAATTTCCTGAGGATGTAAGCCATGCGTGATATTTACCACGAAACAATAGACCGCGCATTTCTTGCACTTTCTCACAGTGAAAACATGCTGGAAATATTGCGCATATGGCTTGAAACACTTGGCGACAATGAACGCGACAAACAAAAATCAAGAATTGCCACGGCATTAATAACGCTTCTTGAGCCTGTAATAATGGAACTGCAAGAAATAGATCTATTGCACGACAGATATAAAGAACAGCACACCGGAGAATAAAAATAATGAAACTTAAATATTCTGGCTTAACTGCCAGTGGCAACACTCACCCTAAATTTACGCGCGGCGATATTTACCGCGACCAGTACGGCGGCACGGTAATGATTAAGGGCGTGGAAGAACGGCGCGTAACCTACCGCCGTGAAGGTTACGAATATGATTGCGTGATGCCTGTTTATCAGTTCCGGCGTGATTTTTCTCTGGTACAGACCGCGCCGCATAACGTGTCCACCAGCAACGCCAGGGCACGGGCAAACATCCAGAAGCTGAAAACCATGATTAACGGATTCAGGGGTAAAAAATGAAACTGGCACCGAACGTAAAACAGCAGTCACGCGGCATAAAACACAAAGAAACAGAAGTCATTATTTTTGCGGGTAGTGATGCCTGGTCACACGCAAAACAATGGCAGGAACATGACGCGCGTATGGCCGGAGATAATGAGCCTCCTGTGTGGCTTGGGGAGCAGCAGTTATCCGAACTGGATAAGCTGCAAATTGTGCCGGAAGGCAGAAAATCCGTGCGCATATTCAGGGCCGGATATCTTGCGCCAGTAATGATAAAGGCGATTGGTCAGAAGCTGGCGGCGGCAGGCGTACAGGATGCAAATTTTTACCCTGATGGTATGCACGGTCAGAAGGTGGAGAACTGGCGCGAATATCTGGCCCGTGAGCGCCAGAATCTTTCTGATGGTCTGGTCATTGAGCTTCCGGTAAAGCAAAAGGCGCAACTTTCGCAGATGGCGGACAGTGAGCGCGCGCAGCTGCTTGCCGATCGCTTTGATGGCGTTTGCGTACATCCTGAAAGTGAAATCGTTCACGTATGGCGCGGCGGGGTATGGTGTCCGGTCAGCACAATGGAACTTAGCCGCGAAATGGTGGCGATCTATTCAGAGCACAGGGCCACTTTCAGCAAGCGCGTAATCAATAACGCCGTGGAAGCGTTAAAAGTTATTGCCGAACCAATGGGCGAGCCGTCCGGCGATTTGTTGCCGTTCGCCAATGGTGCGCTTGACCTGAAAACGGGGGAATTTTCCCCGCACACGCCGGAGAACTGGATCACCACGCACAACGGCATTGAGTACACGCCACCAGCACCAGGGGAGAACATCCGCGATAACGCGCCAAACTTTCATAAATGGCTTGAGCACGCAGCCGGAAAAGACCCGCGCAAGATGATGCGTATATGTGCCGCGCTGTACATGATTATGGCGAACCGGTACGACTGGCAGATGTTTATTGAGGCCACCGGAGACGGCGGGAGCGGTAAAAGTACATTCACACACATAGCCAGCCTTCTGGCAGGGAAACAGAACACGGTAAGCGCTGAAATGACATCGCTTGATGATGCTGGTGGACGTGCGCAGGTTGTCGGGAGTCGTCTTATCGTCCTGGCTGACCAGCCGAAATATACAGGCGAAGGAACGGGCATCAAGAAAATCACGGGCGGTGACCCCGTGGAAATTAACCCGAAATACGAAAAGCGTTTCACGGCGGTAATCAGGGCGGTGGTGCTGGCGACCAACAATAACCCGATGATATTCACCGAACGGGCCGGAGGTGTGGCACGTCGTCGCGTGATTTTCCGTTTCGACAATATCGTCAGTGAGGCCGAAAAAGACAGGGAGCTACCGGAAAAGATCGCGGCTGAAATCCCTGTCATTATCCGCCGATTGCTGGCGAACTTTACCGACCCTGAGAAGGCACGGGCTTTACTACTGGAACAGCGTGACGGTGATGAAGCTCTGGCAATAAAGCAACAGACGGATCCGGTTATTGAGTTTTGCCAGTTCCTGAATTTTCTGGAGGAAGCACGCGGCCTGATGATGGGCGGCGGTGGCGATTCAGTGAAGTACACGACCAGAAACAGCCTTTACCGCGTCTATCTGGCGTTTATGGCGTACGCAGGCAGGAGCAAACCGCTAAACGTAAATGACTTTGGCAAGGCTATGAAGCCAGCCGCGAAAGTTTACGGACATGAATATATTACGCGGAAAGTTAAGGGAGTAACGCAGACTAACGCAATAACAACAGACGAGTGCGACGCGTTTTTATAATTTTTTGTAATTGCTGTCTACCCTGTCTACCTGAGTAAAGAAAAATACATTTAATTCAGTGCATTAAGTTAGGTAGATAACCTTTTTTTACTGTCTACCCACTATCTACCCTCTCTACCTGATTTTACCTGAATCAGACAGGGAGGTAGACACGGGGTAGATAGTGGATAAAAGCACTCTACCCCGCTGAAAGCCGCGCCATTACTGGTATGAGGGCCACTAAGGTAGATAAGGTAGACAAGGGGAGGCACAACTCAAAACTTTTTAAACGAGGGGGTAAAAATAAATATGCACACTTCAGGGAAATTTAATAAATCACTCAAAAAACGCAGAGACAGAACAGAACCGAAATATCGCGCGTTAGACATGACAGAGCACGCTTTAAAGGTGGCAATCAGAACGATAGACCGCCACGCGGGGGAAGGATACGCGAAAGCACATCCCGAACTGATAAGCGCATTCATGACCACGACGGCGGCAAATTTTGCCACGCTGACAGAGCGGGAGATTGCCGAAGCGGAACAGGTAACAACCATCAACGTTAAAACCGGAGAGGTGGAATCATGACAGCACAGATAGCAGCTTACGGGCGGCTGGTGGACGACCCGCAGGTAAAACAGACCAGCAAGGGTACACCGATGACGCTGGCGCGTATGGCGGTATCGCTGCCATGCAGCCAGGCACAGGATGGACAGGCGACGTTATGGCTATCGGTCATCGCATTTGGTAAGCAGGCCGACTTCCTGGCTAAACATCAAAAAGGCGACGTTGCCAGCGTATCCGGCACGATGCAGGTCAGCCAGTGGACCGGACAGAACGGGGAAACGCGGCAGGGTTATCAGGTTATTGCAGACAGCGTAATCAGTGCCCGTGCGGCACGTCCTGGTGGGAGCCGACGCAAGACCACAGGCACACAGGGTAATCAGCCACCAGCGGGAGGCGATGACCCTTACGGTGATGATATTCCGTTCTGAGGGGTGGGGACGATGGTACATGACCGCATAGCGGAAGAACTGGAGGCGAAAGGCTTTTACCGGAGAGCGTCGGCGCGATGGGGTGAAGTCATGCAACTGGTGGAGACAGACAAGGAACGGCATCACATCACGATGCGACGGCTGGAATGTTCCAGGAAGGCACAGAGGCCACCGGAGCCGCCGGATAACTACGGAGACCTGAAAAAGGCGGTCGATCGCACTTATGCCGAAATGGGTATGGATGGTGCTGGTAATGAAATATGGCGAAATTACCAGGACAGATAATCACACAGCCGGAGCAATCCGGCTTTTTGTCATGTTTTGTAAATTATTTGTTCGTGGTTGTTCCACGTTGTTCACTGAGCGGATCGGCATATTTTACCCGAACTGAATCATGATTATTCTCGCCCGTGGTGCCAGGACGCTGGGGCCACTTTTCCGCCTGTTAATGTTCTCGCCAATATTCATTACCAGGCGGGAAAACGATCGGTGCGATTGCTGATTTCCTTATGAAAAACGGTTGAGTTTTTGCCGCGTCCTGGAGTTCCTTACTTAACCCCAGGACTTTTTTTATGCCGAGAATAATCGAATTACGCCAGCAGAAAACCGCCATTAAAAATCAGATGCGCGACATGCTGGAGAACGCGGAAAAAGAAAACCGCAGTCTTAACGATGCTGAGGGCGCAAAATTTGACGAATTACGCGCTAAAGCTGAATCCCTCGATAAAGACATTTCCCGCCTTGAAGCCATTGCAGACGAAGAGCGCAGCAAGCCAGGTAAAAGCAGTCAGACCACTGACCCAGCCGAACTACGTCACTACATTCTGACAGGTGAAACCCGCGCATTAAGTACAGGCGTTCCCGCTGATGGTGGTTATACCGTTATCCCCGAACTGAACACCGAAATCATGCGAATGCTGACGGATGAATCCACCATGCGCCGCATCTGTACCGTGAAGAAAATCAGCAGCAACGAGTTTAAGCAGCTTGTTTCCGCTGGCGGTGCGACCGTTAACCACGGTGAAGAGGGTAAGGCACGCGAACAGACCAGCACCCCGCAGATTAACGAGGTGAGCATTAAGCTGTATCCGGTCTATGCGTACCCGCGCACCACGCAGGAAATCGTGGATTTTTCCGATGTGGACATCCTTTCATGGCTGACGGGCGAGATTGGCGACAACTTCACGGAAACCGAAGAAAGCGATCTGGTTGTGGGCGACGGTGACAAAAAAGCAAAAGGCTTTTTATCCGTACCCCGTGCAGAGAAGAACGACAAAGAGCGTGATTTTGGTACGTTGCAGGTAATTAAACCTTCCGAATCTCTGGCGTGGACATCTGCGGACCCGCTGATCGACCTGAAATTTGCATTACGTAAAAAATACCGCAAAAACGCGGTCTGGGTGGTTAACTCCACGACGGCGGCAAAACTTCAGAAGGTGAAGAACGCGAACGGTGATTACATCTGGCGCGACCGTTTACAGGCGGGTGATCCTGATACGTTACTGGGCCTTCCGGTCGAATATCTGGAGTTTATGCCGGATAACGTTATTGCCCTGGGTGACTTCAAACGCGGTTACTACATTGTTGATCACGAAACAGGTGTTCGCACCAGACCGGACAACCTCACAGAGCCGGGCTTCATCAAAATTTTCACGCAGAAATATTTAGGCGGTGGCGTGGTGGATTCGAACGCGATCAAGATTCTGGAACTGCCACAGGACGACGATTAACAGCATACAGAAGGGGCTTAAAAGCCCCTTTAGTGTTTTATGGGTGAAAAAATTATGAAGAGTATGGAAATCCGGTCATCGGAAATCACTACCAGCGGAGCCGGTACGCTGACGGGCTACGTTGTTCGCTGGGATAAGCTTTCAGAACTGCTATGGGGGGAGTTTCACGAAAAATTCCAGCGGGGGGCGTTTACTGAGTGGCTTGCGGCGGGTAATGACGTTCGCGGCCTGTATGAGCATGACCACAGCATGTTACTGGGGCGCACCCGTTCCGGCACGCTGAAACTGGAAGAGGACGAAACAGGGTTACGCTTTGAACTGACCCCACCGGATACCAGTACAGGGCGCGACGTTATCGAACTGGTTAAGCGTGGGGACATCTCGGGGATGAGCTTTGGCTTTCGCTCCCGTAAGGATGTATGGGATACCACAACAGATCCATGCGTGCGCACCGTGCTGGTGGCGGAACTGTACGAAATTACCGTTACATCGGTACCGGCTTACCCCGATTCCGGCGTGGAGCTGGCCCGCCGTTCCCTGTATGAGCAGCACCCCGAAAAAATGCCGCGTGCGGATAATCGCCGCTGGTGGGTGGATTTAGCGGGGGTGTGATATGTGGCCTTTCAGAAGAAAAAAAGAGCAGCGCAGCATGACGCTGGATGAATTTATGGCGCTGGCTGGCACATCGAACACGGGGGCGGGTGAGTACGTATCATCGGGGACAGCGGAATCACTGCCCGCCGTCATGAACGCCGTGACGGTCATCTCTGAGGCGGTGGCTACCATGCCGTGTTACCTGTACCTGGTACGCAATGAGAAGGGGAAGGAGGCCCGCGAGTGGCTTGATTCTCATCCGGTCGATCACATCCTCAACGAGCGCCCGAACGCATGGCAAACCCCCTACCAGTTTAAGCGAATGATGATCCGCCACTGCCTGTTAAACGGTAATGCTTATGCGGTGATTCAGTGGGGGCGTGATGGTTTTCCGGCGGCTTTACATCCTTACCCGCCGCAGTCGGTGAACGTGGAGCAGACAGGCGAACACAACTGGCGCTACTGCATCACTGACGCCTACACCGGAAACACCCGCAACTATTTACCGTGGGAAGTACTTCACCTTCGTTACTCCACGGATGACGGCTTTATGGGGCGCTCACCTGTAACCATCTGCCGCGAATCGCTGGGGCTTGGGCTGGCCCAACAACGCCACGGCGCGAGCGTGATGCGTGATGGCATGATGGCGGCAGGGGTTATCACGTCAGGCGAATGGCTGGACGGCGTGAAGGGCAAACAGGCATTAGCCGCACTGGAACGCTACAAAGGGGCCAGAAACGCCGGAAAAACGCCCATCCTTGAAGGGGGTATGAGCTATCAGCAGCTGGGCATGAGTAATCAGGATGCTGAATGGCTGGCCTCCCGTCGCTTCACCATTGAAGACATCGCCCGAATGTTCAACGTCTCGCCGATTTTTTTGCAGGAATACAGCAACAGCACCTACAGCAATTTCAGCGAGGCAAGCCGCGCATTTCTCACCATGACGATGCGCCCGTGGCTGGCGAACTTTGAGCAGCAGATAAAAAACGCCCTGCTGGTGGCCTCGCCTGTACCTGGTATCCGGTATCAGGTGGAGTTTGACAGCGCGGACCTGTTACGGGCCACACCTGGCGAACGCTTTGCCACCTATGAGCGCGGCATCAAATCCGGCGTTATGTGTCCGAACGAAGCCCGCGAACGTGAAGGTCTGTCACCGCGTGATGGTGGTGATGAGTTCAGCCAGGCATGGAAACAGGAAGTAAAAATCAGCGAGGGAGAAAAACCGGAATGAACATAGGGCGACTGCGTGACAGGATAACGATTCAGACCCTGAAACAGACCAGGGATATAACCGGCGAAATACTCGAAACGTGGGAGGACGGTCACACACTCTGGGCAAGCGTGAACATGGTCAGCAGCAAGGAGGCCATTTCATCGGGCGCAGAGCTGGCGATTGGTACCGTAAGGATCTGGATACGGTACCGGAAGGACATCAACGCCACCAGCCGGATAAAGGTCAGTACGGGGCCGCTGGCGGGGCGTGTACTGAATATCATCGGGCAGCCGCTGCCGGATGCCGCCAGGACACGCCTTGAAATTCTTTGTCGTGAGGGCGCGGAAAAATGACAGAAGAACTTATCACCCTGGAAGAAGTGAAACTCCATTGCCGCATCGATGGCGACGATGAAGACCAGTTAATCAGCGGATACATTGCCGCATCGCTTGAGGCGTGCCAGATACACATAGGCAGGCGCTTTGATGACGGGCTGGAGTTCACGCCAGCCATAAAGATTGGCTGCATGATGTTTATCGCTCACCTGTATGAAAATCGCCAGATTGTCGCGGATAACGCAAAAACACGCGTACCCATGACGATAGGCGCACTCTGGACGGCTTACCGTGATGTGGGGGTGTACTGATGCCGTGGCAACCATTAAGACGATGCACAGAACCAGGCTGTAACAGGCGCGTTAAATCCGGCAAGTGTGAGGAGCACAGGCGGGCGGCATGGCGTGCAGAGGATGCCAGACGAGGACACCGCCGCGCGCGTGGATATTCCAGACAGTGGGACAAATACCGCGCCATGTATCTGAGTAAAAACCCGTTATGCGTGCGATGCCTTGAGAAGGGGATATATACGCCCGCCGTGGTGGTGGATCACATTATCCCGATTAATGGCGGTGATGATGTTCTCTTCTGGCCCGAATGGAACCATCAACCATTGTGCCAGGCGTGTCATAACCAGAAAACGAAATGGCTTGATCCGGCAACAAAAAGCAAGCGTGCCGCAGGTGGATTTCGTGAAGAGGAAGAACGGGCCGCTAACCGCAATAACTGGATGTATGACGCTGATGAATGAGCGGGAACAAAACCGCCTTATCCGTGGACTTATAAGGCAGCGTGACGCATGGAAGACACAGGAAACAGGGCATAAAGATAAAGCGTCAGGACGCGCAGAACGCATCACAGCGAAGCGATTAACCGACCGTGACCGCGAGGTTATGGAATGTTTCCGCAATCGCTGATGAGGCTGTATGACGGGGTGGGGGGCGTTTTCAGGACAAACCCGACCCCGCCGGGCACCGAACGCCTCCTCAAATTTTTATGCACGGGAATTTTTTGAAAAATAATCTGACGAAAAATAAGCATGGCAAGACCACCGAAAGCCCCCGCCTACCTGGATGACATCGCCGTGAAGCAGTGGCGGGAAAAATCGCGGCAGCTTGCGGAACGGGGAGACCTGACCCCCGCCGACTGGAGCAATCTGGAACTGTATTGTGTCAACTACTCCATTTACCGGAAAGCCGTCGCAGACCTTGCGGCGCGCGGGTTCAGCATTGTTAACAGTCAGGGCGGCGAGAGCAGAAACCCCGCATTAAGCGCGAAATCAGACGCTGAAAGGGTGATGATAAAAATGGCCTCCTTGCTCGGTTTTGACCCGATAAGCCGCCGTAAAAACCCACCGGAAACAGAAGAAGAGGACGAGCTTGACCGCCTGGAATAAGTACGCAGAAGACGTAAAAACGGGCAAAATTCCGGCCTGTAAACGGCTGAAACAGGCCGTTAAACGGTACTTTTCGGACCTTAAAAGCCCCCTTTACACGTTCGATCGTGAGGTTGTGGAGCGGTTTATTGCCTTTTCCAGGGTGTGCCCGCACGTAAAAGGACCGATGCGTGGCAGACCCATTGAGCTGGAGCCGTGGCAGCAGTTCGCCTTTGCGTGCATCCTCGGCTTTAAGGTTAAGGCCACCGGACGGCGCAAATACACGAGCGCCTTTATCGAAGTGCCGCGCAAAAATGCGAAATCCACGACCGCCGCGATTCTGGCTAACTGGTTTCTGATTATGGAGAACGGTCAGCAGGATATCTACACCGCAGCGGTGAGCCGTGACCAGGCGCGGATCGTCTTTGATGATGCGCGTCAGATGTGCCTTTTATCCCGACCGTTACGCAGGCGGGTGAATATTCAGGCGCATAAGGTGATACACCCGAAAAGCAACAGCCTGTTAAAGCCGCTGGCAGCAAAAGCGGCAACCATCGAGGGAACAAACCCCAGCCTTTCCATCGTGGACGAATACCACTTGCACCCCGATAACGGCGTTTATTCCGCGCTTGAGCTGGGGATGGGCGCACGTCCCGAAGGGCTGTTATTTGCCATTACCACATCAGGCAGCAACGTCGTTTCAGCCTGTAAGCAGCACTATGATTATTGCTGCCAGATCCTGGACGGCGAAGAGGTTAACGATTCAATTTTTGTACTGATTTACGAACTGGACGACGAAAACGAGGTTGATGATCCGGCGATGTGGATAAAGGCGAACCCTAATATTGATGTTTCCGTCGATCGTGAAAAACTGGCCTCAACCATCCAGAAAGCGCGGGGTATTCCGTCGCAGTGGGTGGAGATGATGACAAAGCGATTTAATATCTGGTGCCAGGGGGCTACCCCGTGGATGGGTAACGGCGCATGGGCTGAGTGTGCCGGAACGTTCACGGAGGAAGATTTACACGGCCAGGAGTGTTACGCGGGGCTGGACTTATCATCAACCAGCGATATTTCCAGCGTGTGCTATGCCTTTCCGGTCGGTAAAACCATTATGCTGGTTTCCCGTCACTATCTGCCGGAATTTCAGCTACAGAACCCCGCCAATAAAAACCGCGCCATCTATCGTCAGTGGGCTAAAGCAGGCTGGATACGCACAACGCCTGGCGACTGCATTGATTACGACCGGATCAGAGATGACATCATGCAGGACGCGGAGAAATTTAATATCAGGCTGGTGGGCTTTGATACGTGGAACGCCACGCATCTCAGAACGCAATTACAGGGGGCAGGTTTTGAGGTGGAGCCGTTCCCGCAAACCTACCTCAGATTCAGTCCGGCGGCGAAATCGTTCGAAGTTTTTGTTAACCGCAGGGTGATTGTGCATCGTGGCGATCCGGTGTTGTCCTGGTCGATGAGTAACGTCGTGATGCAGAGTGACGCGAACGCCAATATCAAGCCGAACAAGAAAAAATCACCGAACAAGATAGACCCGAGCGTGGCGGCGCTGATGGCGTTTGGTACATTCCAGGCAGAGCATGAGGATTTTGCTTTTGATATAAGCGACAGCCACCGCCAGAAACTGGAAGAATTTAGCGGGGTGTAATGAGGTCAGCAGCATGACAGAAGCCGAAATAACGGGATTAATCCGCCGCGTTGCCGGAATCAGCCAGCAGGCTGACGAACAGGCCACGCAGCCGGACAGCGTGACAGCCGAAAACTATGCGCGTGTTGTTGCTGAGGTGATGCGCCGTGATGGTATAGAACTTAATGGCGTGGATATGCGCAACATACGAACCAGAGTTCTTGAGTTGCTGGCCTACCGTCGCCGCGTGGAGATGTATCGGGAGAAGGAGAAAATAACGTACCACTGGAAGAAGCCGGAGCGGTTGCGGCGGTAACTGGTTGATATTCCCGACGGCCCAAAAATGGGTTGGCTACACCCCTCACAACTACGACATTTTCGCAGTTTAATTAATGGTCAGCTTAATCGCTAACCCGCTGATATTTTCGGAAACCTCAATTTGAGGAAGTCGGCGCGGTAACTCGCTGAACTTTAAGCAAAGCGCAAAATTGCGCTTGCTGAATAATCATTATGATTACGCAGATGATTAAGGAATGACCGAAGGCGGAAATTCGCCTGTGGTTAATGGGGGAGTTGCAGATCTGCAACTCGACCATGAAACTACGGAAACTACCCGTAGTTTGGGTAGTAAGAGTAACACCCAGATTTTGGGGCTTACTCGTGATACCCAAATTTGGGGTATCAGTGGCAACCATAACGACTTTCGTTACGGTTGATGCTTTTACCCCATTGGGGGAAAGGTATTACGATAATCATAACACCTACCGAACAGGTAAAGCCCACCAGCCTGATTAACGTTTAACCGGAAAAAAATTCCGGTAGGTGGGGATCCCCATATCGACATTAACGCCCCTCATGAATTGGTGTGCTTCCCCCTGGAAAGATGATCCGCCTGTATATTTCTTGTGTCTATTTGTTCCACGTTGTTTCATACAGTGCACCGAACGGTGTAGTCACTGGTGTAGTCATTTTGCGATTTTTGGCACTTTTTGCGGTGTTAATTATTTAATTAAATCAATGTGTTATGCGAAATAAGTTATATATAACAGCAATAAATAATGCGAGAATAAACGGCACGATGATCTCGGCGGCAAAACGGATACCGCAGAGAATAATGACCAGCATTCCCAACATAATGACGATTTTTAGGCCATTGAGCGTGATGATCGGCTTTGCCAT